CATCTGCTGGCCGGGGGACTGGGGCTGGAAGTCCACACCACCAACGGGGAAGCCCTTGCCGGTCGGCGGCATGTACTCCTTGACTTCCATGTTGGGCGCCTCTTCCGCGCCGACTTCCTTGATGTCAACAGCGCCGCCGTCTGCCTTGCGCATCACGAGGGCTGCACGCATCTCGTCGAGCGTGGGCCCTTGGATGCTGCCGCCTTCGGCGTGGCCTTGCTTTTGCAAGTGGGTCAGGAACTCTTCGCTCAGGTGCTGCATGGGCGGGTAGCCCAACGTCAAGTCAAAGTACCCGGGCTTGCGGTTCTTCTCCGCTTGGAACTGCGCTATGTAGTCGCGCAGCATCAGCTCCTTGGGCACAGGGTGATACGCTTGGCCAAAGTCTTCGCCGTGCAGGAGCTGGGGGAACGCAGGGTGCAGGTCGGGCCGGTTGCTGGTCTCACCAGACAATCCGAACAGGCGTGGGCCGATGGAGTGCGTCGGTACGCTTAGCAGGTCGGGCTCGGTCGTGGAGCGCAGCAGCTTGTCGTAGTTGCCGATCTGGCCCTTCTTGCCGCCTACGCCGTGGCCACCAATCAGGTCGGCAATGATCTTGCGCTTGGCGAACGTGTCGGCTGCCTTAATCAGCGCGGGATCGCGGATGTCGGCGCCTACGCCGAAGAACGGTTTGCCTTCCTTGTCGGCGATGGCCGACAGGCGGGCATTGATCTTGTCGCGCAGCTCGGGGGTGAGCAGGCCAGCCTTGGCCGCTTTCTTGAAGTCCTTGACCAGCTTGTCGAACACCATCTGGTTGGAGGTGTGCTGCTCGGGCGTGCCGATCAGCGTGGACCAGATGGCCTCGCCCTCGGGTACGCGCCGGTTCGCGCCCAAGATGGTGCTGGCCATGCCCGGCGTCATTACGCCCCATACCTTGCCCTCGTAGGCTGGGTCGGTGTGTTGCAGGCTGGAGAAGCCGGGACCGCCAAGGTATCCGCCGCCGACCTTGGTGCGATCTGCTTGCGTCACCATCAGGGTCTTGCCCTCGTGCTTGCCTAGCGCCTCGGACGCCTTGGTTGGTTTGGGCTTGGCCAGCGCCTGCTTCATCTGGGCTATCGTAGGTTCCACAGAGCCTCCCTCGTCGTAGCCGCGCATGGCGCGGATTAAGTCTTCGTGCGTGGTCTTGGCGCCCGCCGTCTTGTCCCAGACGGCGTGGTGCGCGAGGTGTTGGTAGTGCGCGGCCAGCGCCGGGTCGATGTCCAGCTCCATGGCCCGCTGGCGGGCTGCTAGGCGGTCCACGGCCTCACGGGCGCCCTTGCCCTTGCCCCGGGCCATGATCGCGCCCACGCCCACTGGGGCGCCCTCGGTGTGCAGGTTAAGCTGGCGGGCGTCCAGCGTGGGCAGGTCACCACGGCCCAGCAGCGAGCCGATGAACCCGCTCTTGGCCCCGGCGATGCCCTTGAGCTGCTCGGCAAAGTCGCGGTACTCGTCTGGCGTGCCGGTCAGCGCCGCGTTGAGCTGGGCGCTCATGCCGGGCATGGTGCGCGCCGCCTCGGCCATCTTGGTGGCTTGGTCGTTCTGCTTGCCGAACGGGGCGAACTTGTATTGCAGGTCGGCGATGGCCGCCGGATCGATGTGGCCCTGCTCGGCTAGGTCAAGGTAGCGCTGGCCCTGCGGGGAGCCCAGCCACTCGGCGAAGGCGCCCTCGGGTCGGACCTCGTCGCCGGTGTTGGGCAGCTTCATGCCCATCTTGGTGGCCGTGGCGTGCGAGAGCCCGCCGCGCCCGATGCTGGACTGGGCGATGGTGTAGGCCTTGATCAGGTCGCGAGGCGTCATCTGGCCGCGCTGCGCGCGCCCGGCCTGCTCGTTCATGAAGCCGCCGAAGCCCTTCTGGATGTAGTCGGGTATCTCGCGCATGGCCAGTTGCGCCTTGATGGGCTCCAAAGCTCGCCACTTCCAGTCCTCGATCTTGGTGGTCTTGGGGTCGCGGTAGGGTTTCTTGGCCATGGCGGTGTCCTATGGGGAATTGGCGCGGATTTTACAGCGCATAGGGATTGTCCTTCTTGCGCTGCCCGGCGTCAATATAGTCGTCCTCGTCCACCCACTCGCGGGGGAAGTCGATGGTCAGCCACCCGGCATCGCGCAGGTAGCGCAGGGCTTGGCTCATGGCGTCCACGAAGTCGTCGTGCGCCGTGCCCTCGGGGAAGCTGCATATCTGGCTGATCATGCCCTCGGCCCAATCGCGCACGAAGCCCTTCCTGTTGCTGCTCTCGGGTATCCAGACGCGCCCGGCCTTGATCACGTTGGCCACGATGGACAGGCGCTGGACCTTGTCGGCCCTGCCGGGGTTGTACGGGATGACGGGCACGCCTGCCCTGCGCAGGTCTTGGATCAGGCTGATGCCCGCGCTCTTGTCCTCGACCAGCAGCAGGTCCACGCGCTTCTTGTTCTTGCCCTCGCCGTACACGACCTCGTACTCGTCGAGCACCTTGGGCCGCAGGTCCGGGTACTGCATGTGCTCCTGCCAGCAGTCGATCACCAGCGCACACATGCCGCCGTCCTCGGGCTTGAACACGCCCAGCGTGATGTGCGCCGTCGGGTCGTTCACGGTCTTCTCGCTGGTGGCGCAGTCCAGCGATTGCAGGATGAACTCGAACTTGGGCAGCGGCTTGTTGGCGGGCCACAGCTTGAACCAGTCCCTGCGCACGATGCCACCCTCCTCCGGGTCGATGATCTCGGCGTAAATCTCTTGGCGCCCGAGCTTGGTGCCCTCGTACTGCATGATCTGCTTCTGGAACGATGGCGCGAGGTTGGCGATGTTGCTGTAGGTGCTGGCGCGCGTCACGGCCACGTCGTCGCCGTCGCGGGCGATCAGGTCCATCACCACGTCCTTGGGCTTGGGCGTGGTGGAGGCGATCAGCTTGGTGTGCGTGCCCAGACGGATGCCGAACTGGATCATGTCCCAGCTCTCTTGCAGGTACTCCCACGCGGCCAGCTCGTCGAGCCACCCGCCGTGGAACTGCGGCCCCCTGAAGCGCTCGGGCTCGGACGCCGGGATGCCCTTGATCAGGCTGCCGTTTATCAGCGTGAGCTCGTGCAGCGAGCTGTTGTACTTCTCCACCAGCTTCGGGGGAATGACCGACAGCAGCCCGGAGTCGCCCTCGTAGCACGTGCCGCGCAAGTCCGCCGAAGTGGGCGCCGACACCAGCCAGCGCGTGCCGGGGTGCTCCCACGCCCACCAGCCAAGGTTCTCGGCGGCTGCGCGCGTCTTGCCTGCGCCCCGGCCTGCGCACATGAGCCAGATGGACCACCAGTCACCCACGGGCTCGAGCTGGTGCTTGTGCGCGTTTATGAGCCAGCGCGCCCGCCACTCGAAGGCCAGCCGGTCGCGCTCGGGCAGCTTTGCATACTGCTCGCGGACCTGCGGGCTCTCCAGCAGCTCGGCTATATCACTCACTGGCTTGGCGCTTGAGTGCTAGGTTCTTGAGCAGCTCGCCAAAGATGTCGAAGCTGGCCTCCACCACCACGGGTGCTTGGTCGTCGCCTGCAAGGATCGTCTTGTCGCCGTACTTGGGGTTCCACTTGGCCAGCAGCTTGAGGCGCGTCTCGATCTGGTTCTTGCGCCATGAGATGCTGCCGGGATCGTAGCGCTTGTTGCCCGCCTCGTCGAATACTTCAAGTGGTTCTCGGTCAGCGAGCTGTAGGCATTCTTCCGCGATGGAGTCGTGCCCAATTAGACGCGCACGCGCGAAGCGTTCTTCAAACTCTTTGTCTTCTTGCAGCCATCTGTATATCGTCCCAAACGATGGCATCTCGTCCTGACGACAGAAATCGCGTAGCGTCTTGCCCTCAGACAACCACGTCACGATTTGGTCCTTGATCTGTTCCTTTTGCGGAAAGAGGGTATCGCCCAAGGGCCTGCCCATCTTCTTACCAGTTGCCATTTGTAGCCCCTTCAGCGCATCTTGCAGCGCGTTTGGGGGCTAGTTTAGCGGATTGGCTAAAAAGATTCCAGCCCGTTGTCAAACGCCCACTTGTTGGGGTCGGTGGGTTCCTGCGCCTCGATGGCCGCGTCTGGCTCGTCGCTGGGCTTGTACGTTGCTTGGGCCTTGGCCACTAAGCGCTGAATATCCAGCGCGACCAGTTGGTTAAATTCTTGCTGTGTCATGGTGTTCTCCTGCGTTACAACGGGGAGCCCATTTCCGAGCCGTTTATGACTCGGTTTAGGCGGTCCCATTGGGCTAGGTCTTCGGGCCACTGCATGGCGCGTTGCATGGCGTCAAATTCCTTGTCGGTCAGCTCGATGACTGCGCGCTGC